AATTTGAGGGTGGGGAGGTATTTGAAGAGGATAGAGCATAAGATGTTCAAGTGGATTGGACGTCTTTTTGACCATCCCACCGTGATGAAAGGGTACGACATACATCGTACGGCCAGTTTGATGAAGGAGAAATGGGACATGTTGGATGATCCAGTAGCCGTAGGGCTAGATGCTTCCAGATTTGATCAACATGTTTCCGTGGATGCGCTAAAGTTTGAACACTCCGTGTTTGCGGATTGTTTTAAATATAAATCGGACAGGCTGAAGTTACGCAAATTGTTGAAATATCAGTTGCGCAACCATTGTATTGGCTACACCCCTGATGGGGTGTTGAAGTACACCACTGAAGGCACAAGGATGAGCGGGGATATGAACACCTCACTTGGTAACTGTGTATTGATGTGTGGTATGATTTGGACCTACCTCGGGGAAAAGGGGATTAAGGGCCACTTAGCCAACAATGGCGATGATTGTGTTGTTTTCATGGAAAAGAGGGACCTTGCCAAGTTCTCCAAGGGACTTGATGACTGGTTTTTGAAGCTTGGATTTAATATGGTGGTTGAGGACCCCGTGTACGAATTCGAACACGTGGAATTCTGCCAAACCAAGCCAGTCTTTGATGGGCGAGAGTATGTTATGGTGCGTAACCCCCGCACTGCGTTAGCCAAAGATTCGGTCATGTTGGCTCCCTTTCAAGGGGTTGATGTGTTTCGAGGCTGGTTGGACGCAGTGGGCGCTGGGGGCCTTGCCATGACTGGAGGCATCCCTATTTTCCAATCCTTTTACTCGTGTTATGTGCGTGCCGGGAAGAGAAGACAAGTACCCGAGCACCTTCTGAGCTGGGGCATGCGACAACACCTCAAAAAGGGGCTGTCACGTACCACTGGCGAGGTGACTCCTGAAGCTCGAGCCAGCTTTTGGCTGGCGTTTGATATCACACCTGATGAGCAGGTGGAGCTGGAGAGGTACTACGACGAGTTAGAATTCGATATGTCCCTGGGTGGGTTCAAGCCCAGGGGCGTCTTCCCCGATCTGTGATCATGGGGTCCCCCGGTTAATACACCAAAAACAATTTGATGTGCTAATA